TGTTGACAACTTAATGGACGCTATTGCTACATTAAGAGGCAACAAAGTAACAGGTCCTTTAGCGGCTGTAGTAGGCCCAAGACAGGCTTTACAACTTAAGAAAGCATTATACAATGCAGGTGGCGCTGTTGCTACTGCTAACAACTATGGTGCTGGCGTTCTTGAAAGAGGCGTATTAGGAGTTTTGGGTGGCTGTACTGTGTACGAAAGTGCATTAGTTAAATCAGACTTAAACACTGACGCTGACGCTGAACTTAACATGGTTGGTGCTGTATTTGCAAAATCTGCATTGGGGCACGCTATGAGAGGCGGAGTAAAAATGAAGACTCAAGATTTAGCCGCATCACGTAGTACAGACATCATGATGAGCGTTGACGTTGGACAAGCAATTTTAAACTCAGCACACGCTGTGAAAATTGTTGGATCTTTAACTGACTAATAACGGAGCGAAGTAGGATGTCCTTCATAATAGAAAATAATGTAACAATTAGTTTCGCAGACTATCAAGATGTGGTTGATAAGGATCAACGACTTTTTGAGGCTAATGAAGGACTTACTGATGATGTCGTAGAAGACGGACTTATTAGGGCGACAGAGCGTATTCTTTCAAGACTACGCTCGTCATCCTGGTGGCAGTCATACTACACACGTCGTAACACTACTAACTCAATCTCTTCTGTAGCGGATATTCCAGCAGTAGACCCAGACAAGATTAAAGCACGTTTAAACGACTTTAGAGACTTGTGTGTCTACGTAGGGTTAAGCGATTACATTTTACCTTCAATTGCTGATTTTGGCAGTGAAGAAAATGCAGAGCGTAACAAAATGGGATATTACAATAACAAGGGCGATGCGTTATTTGGTGAACTAATTACGGCTGGTGATTGGTATGATTTTGACGATGATGACACGATTGCTTCATCTGAAAAACAACCAGGACAATACAATCTTAAGAGGATACGTTAATGCGAACAGAAGTACTTGATTACATTAATGGACTAAGTTTAGGTGGTTTTACAACTACTTCAGACTTACCCTATGATGCAAGTGGCAATCCACTTTACATACAAAACGTTAAGAAGATATATGTTGACAATGAACAGGTATCAACTGAACCGCTTGTAAGTAGTTTGGATGCTATTAACATTAGTAATGAAGTTACATCAGTGAGTATCTACTTTACTGCGGATGCTAAACAACTTCCAGCAAATTATGACGCTTTGGTTACACAATTGAAAGCGGCAAAAAATATTACAACTGTAAGCGGTGTAAACCGTAGAGAGTTGGAATATACAACTGACTTTCAGGGTGACTTAGTAATTAATCAACTGGAAATACGTTTTAACAAAGTAATATAAGAGAGGAAAAAACAAATGGCTTACATTTATCCAGCACCAGGCGTAAGTGGCGTTCAAGCAACACTATCAATTAGTATTGCATCAAACGGTTCTGACACTGGTTTAACAGTTCCTGCATTGCAGGACGTAACTGTTAATAATGCCAACGATGTTTTTACTTGGACTCAGTTAGACAGTGGATCAAAACAACAAATTGCGACTACTGCTACTAACAGTTTAGGTATGAACTTGGTATTAGAACAAACTTCATTTTTTGGAGACAGCACAGCAACCACTGGTACTGCGGCTAATTCAGGAATGTTTGGTTTGTCAAAAAACAAAACAAAAGTATCGTTTGAACTTTACTTAGGTGACACTGACGGTGGCGCTACAGGTAAAACAATCAGCGGTGATGGTTATATCACAGGCTTGGCACCCACAGTTTCTGCGGATGCACCAGTTTGGGTATCACCAATCACAGTCACTGTTGATGGCGATTACACAGTTTCTTAATAGAAATTGACAGTTTAATAGGGGTCTTAACGACCCCTATTATTCTTAAAGCATAAATACAGTAGAAGAAGATTAACAGATGAACGTATTAGAAAACAAAACTGATACAGAATTGCATAAATCAATTCTTGCAGAAATAGCAAAAGCATCAAACGAACTAAAAACTGCTCGTAATGATGTTGAAAAAGCAAACTCAAGACTAAAATTTGTTATACTATTAACAAATACACTGATTGAAAGACAAGGAGATTAACAGATGAAATTAAATCAATTAGCAAAAGAACCCAAATTAACTAAAGTATCAATTGACGATCCTGCGATTGTAAAATCGTATGGGGAACCTATTGAATTTTATGTATATGACAGAGTGGATATGGCTACTTTTATGAAATTAGCAAATCTACAGGGTGAAAAAAATATTGCAGATGTTGTTGAGACTATGAAAGAACTTATTCTTAATGAAGACGGCTCCCCAGTTGTTGTAAAAGGAAAAGTTTTACCCAATGACATCATGATTAAAGCAGTAGAGAAGACGGTGCAGACGTTGGGAAACTTCGCAACCCAAACTTCCAAAGTTTAGAACCTGAGGTTTCTAACTTACTATTGCTTGAGTCAGTTGCGAGAAGGTATGGGTTATTACCATCGCAATTTATGAAGTTTGGGGACAGTTTAGATATGAGGTGTGCTACATTAGCAATAGACTATGAAACATATCTCAGAAATAAAA